GATGATGGCGCTGGTGGTACAAATAGAAAATCTACATTAACAAGAGTTAAAAAATATATTTACTCTGCAATTAGTAGTGGTGCAACCGTATCAAACTCTGGTGCATTAACTATTGCTGCTACTTCTATTACAAATGGAATGTTAGCAGGGTCAATTGCAAACGCAAAACTTACAAATAGTGCAGTAACAGTTGGTTCAACTTCTATTTCTTTGGGTGCAAGTGCAACTGCAATCGCTGGTGTGACAGAATTAACAGTTGACAATTTAAATGTAAATGGTAATACTATTGCGACAACAAATACAAACGGCAACTTAGTATTAGACCCAAATGGAACTGGAACAATTGATGTTTCTTCTGCAAGAATTACAAGTCTTGCAACTCCTACACAAACAACTGATGCGGCTACAAAAGCATATGTTGATGCACAGTTACAAGGTTTAGATGTTAAAAACTCTGTAAGAGTTGCTACAACTGCAAACGGAACTCTTTCTTCTGCTTTCGCAAACAACTCTACAGTTGATGGTGTTACTCTTGCAACTGGTGATAGAATTCTATTGAAAGACCAATCTACTGGTTCACAAAACGGTATCTATACAGTAAATGCAAGTGGTGCTCCAACTCGTGCAACTGACTTTGATGCAGATTCAGAAGTAACTGGTGGAACATTCTTCTTTGTTGAAGAAGGTACAGTCAACGCAGACAATGGTTTCGTCATGACAAATGATGGAACTGTAACAGTCGGTTCTACTGCATTAGTGTTTACACAGTTCTCTGGTGCTGGACAAGTTACTGCTGGTTCTGCACTTACAAAATCTGGTAATACATTGAATGTTGCAGTTGATAATTCTTCTATAGAAGTTAATTCGGATGCACTTAGAGTAAAAGCATCTGGTATCACAAATGCAATGTTAGCTGGTTCTATTGACCTAACTGCAAAAGTAACTGGTGCGTTACCAGTAGGAAACGGTGGTACTGGTTTATCTTCAATTGCAAAAGGTTCGGTTCTAGTCGCAAACTCTGCTAATACACTTAGTGCATTAGATGGAGGTGGTTCAAATGATGGTATCTTGACATACACTGCAAGTTCTGATACTCTTGCGTTTGCAACAGCGGTGGACGGTGGAACATTCAGTTAGTAGTCTGTAAGGAGATTGCCTAATGGCTACAACACCGATAAAACTTAAACGCAGTTTCACACAATCAATAATCCCAGATACTTCGGACTTGGTTGCTGGAGAAGTTGCGCTTAATACGGTTGATAAAAAGTTTTATGTTCGTGATGGTTCAAGTCAAGTTGTTACACTTTCAAACCATTATGCAACAGACTTTGATGTTAATGTTGTAACCTTTAAAGTAACGGTTGCATCATCAACTTCTGCACACGCATATCATGGAACTGGTTCTAGTAATAAGTATAAAATTAATGGTGTATTTTCTCCTTATCTTAAATTAATTCCAAAAATTACCTATCGGTTTGACCAGAGTGATTCAAGTAATTCTGGGCATCCACTTCTTTTCTATTATGATGGAGCTAAAGCTGCTGGTTATTCTACTGGTGTCACTGTAGTAAATGGTTCAAGTGGGCCAGGCAGTGCTGGTGCGTATACTCAAATTGTTATTTCTGATTCTACCCCTTCGGTTCTTCATTATCAGTGTTCATCACACGCAAACATGGGTTGGGCATTAACAGCCAGTACAAGAAATTTAACTGGTTTTGATACTGATGATTTATCAGAGGGTTCTACTAATTTATATCACACAACTGCAAGAGTAAACTCTGCGATTGACAGTCGTGTAAATGCATCATTTATTAATAATCTTACAATCGTTGCAGATACAGCAACTGCACTTGCAAACGCAAGAACTATTGGTGGAGTATCATTTGATGGTACTGCAAATATTAACTTGCCTGGGGTTAATGCATCTGGTAACCAAGATACTTCTGGAAATGCAGCTACCGCTACTGCACTAGAAACTGCAAGAACAATTCACGGTGTAAGTTTTGATGGTACTGGAAATATTGACTTATCTGAAGTAATTCAAGATACAGTTGGTGCAATGTTCTCTAGTAATACGGAGACAAATATTACTGCGACATACCAAGATAGTGATGGAACAATAGACCTTGTTGTTTCTGCGTCTGGTATTGCAAGTGTGGCCGCAGATTCAACTCCTCAACTTGGAGGCGACTTAGATGTAAACGGTAACTCAATTGTATCTGCGTCAAACGGTAATATATCAATTACACCAAACGGTTCTGGTTCTGTTATTATTGATGGTCTTTCTCACCCACAAGCAGATGGTAACGCTGGACAAGTTCTGAAAACAGATGGTTCTGGACAACTTGCGTTTGCGTCTGTAAGTTCACTTGCTGGTGCTGGTATTCAAAACGTATCTGATGATAGTTCACCACAACTTGGTGGCAACCTAGATGTTGTTACTCATAGTATTGTATCTACTTCTAATAGAGATATTAATCTTACACCAAATGGTTCTGGTAAAGTTGTTGTGGGAACAAATGGTATTGAATTCGGAGATGGAAGTATTCAAACCGCTGCTGGTGCAACACAAGGATTCTCAATTGCAATGGCTACTGCACTTGGTTGATATAAATATAACAAAGGAAAATTAATATGGCAACTCCAAATACAAAAGATGCACTCAAAGAACATTGTCTTCGGAGTCTTGGTAAGCCTGTAATTGACATTAATGTTGATGATGACCAAGTAGATGACAGAATTGATGATGCACTACAATACTTTGCACAATACCATTATGATGGTGTTGAGAGAATGTATTTAAAACACAAAATTACACAAGCAGAAATAGATAGAGCTGCAACGAATACATCTGTTACTGCAACTGATACAGTAGATAACTCAATCACTGCATCTTGGTTAGAGGGGAATGGATTTATACCAGTTCCAGATAGTGTATTATCTGTTGTAAAAGTTTTTGATTTTACAGATAAGAATACAACAAATATGTTTGATGTTCGTTATCAACTACGTCTAAACGATTTGTATGACTTTAGTAGTGAATCTATTATCCACTATGAAATGACTATGCAACATCTAGATTTCTTAGACCATATTCTTGTTGGTGAGAAACCTATTCGTTTCAACCAACATCAAAATAGATTATACATAGACATGGATTGGAATCAAGATGTGAATGTAGATGATTTCATCATTATTGAGTGTTATCGTAAACTAGACCCAAACTCATATACAGACGTATATAACGATATTTATTTAAAGAGATATGCAACTGCTTTAATTAAGAGACAGTGGGGTGCAAACCTTTCTAAATTTGAAGGTGTACAAATGTTAGGTGGTGTAACTCTGAATGGTGCAAAACTATTTGAAGAGGCTCAGGCAGACATAGAAAAGTTAGAGGAACAAATTCAACTTGCGTATGAACTACCACCCAACTATATGATAGGATAATTTGATGCCGACAAACGTATATTTTGATACTGGAACTAAACCAGAACAACATCTCTATGAAGATTTAATGATAGAACAATTAAAGATTTATGGACAAGATGTTTTCTATATTCCCAGAACTTTAGTCAAAGAAGATAGTCTCTTTGGAGAAGATACTTTGTCTAAATTTGGGGATGCGTATCTTATTGAAATGTACTTTGAGAATGTAGAAGGATATGAAGGTGAAAAAGAAATCATGTCCAAGTTTGGTTTACAGATGAACGAGGATGTTACCTTTGTAGTTGCAAGAAGAAGGTTTGAACAATTAGTATCACATGATTCTAATTTGATTGTAAAGACAAGACCGAATGAGGGTGACTTAGTTTACTTTCCAAAAGTAAAGAAGATATTTGAAATATCTTTCGTAGACCATGATGACCCATTTTATCAAGTTCATAATATTCCAGCTTTTAAATTAAAGTGTAAAACTTTTGAATATAGTTCTGAAGACCTTGATACTGGTATCACAGAGATTGATGCAATTGAAACAGACAATTCTCTAGACCAATTAGTATATCAGATTACTATGGAGCAGTCAAGTACTACTACATATAATGAGGGTCTTGAATTAGAGGACGGAACTGGTAATGTAGAACAAGAAGGAAACACTGATAATCTTATTGGTGAAAACGAAACTGGTGGTGACCAGATTGTTCTTGAAACTGGTGACTATATAATACAAGAAGGTTATGTAGTTGACACAATAGATGAAAACGCAATGAATGATTTCTTTGAAACTCAAGATGACAACATCATTGATTTCACGGAGTCAAATCCATTTGGTGATATAGGAAGATAATATGTTAGGACAACAATTTTACCATGAAACTATGCGAAAGGTCGTAGTCGCCTTTGGTACTATTTTCAATAATATTAATATCGTTAGAACAAATAGTTCTGGTGAAATTATTCAAAGTATGAAAGTACCTCTTGCATATGGCCCAAAACAAAAGTTTTTGACAAGACTTAGAGAAGACCCCAACCTTAATAAAAAGGTTGCATTGACTTTACCCAGAATTGGTTTTGAGATTTCTGGTATTTCGTATGATGCTTCTCGTAAATTAAACTCTATTCAAAAATTTAAGAAAACAAATAATTCAGAAGATGGTAAGACACTTTCATCACAGTATATGCCTGTACCATATAATATGGATTTTGAATTAGTTGTCATGGCAAAACAGTCAGATGATGCACTTCAGATTGTAGAA